ATATAAAACGCCATCTCTCTCACCAAATCCTCTATTTTTACCCGTCCCAGCGCAAGACCAAGGCTTTAGTCCAGGGAAAGGCTGCAGGCTAACCTGCTCATCACCGCCCTGGTTGACCTCAACATAAAAATTTTGGGTTACCTGAGCACTTACAGGTAAAGACCTATTGACATAAGTTGGCCCCGCAATCTGTATAGGTATTAACGTCATCCATCAGTCTCTATGTTGTATGATCGGCGCCTAACGATAGAGACATCAATGGGCATTTCTTGGATTTTAGCGTACTTTGCTTGTAATTCTGTAAATGCTTGAAGCCCTGCTTCGGCTAATCCTGGGGGTATTTGCCGCCTATATCTGACCATCAACCGAAGAGCTAGGTTAACCTCTATAGCTTCCTCATCTGATGGGTCAACATATACAATAGAAGCTGCCGTTAATGTGCCTATCCCCAAATCAACACCATCATTTTCCCAGCGCTGGATCATTCGATTAAATCTGGTTAGAGCATCCGCATTAATGCTGCCTTCAAGGGATTGCCCTTCTGCTAAAATGCCAGCAAACTTTGCCGCGCTGTCAATTAAGGCTTGTGCTGTGGCCATCGATATTCAATCCAAAATTAGTGGCTTTAGGGATAGGCTTCTTTTTAGTCTTCTTAACTGCCGATCTGGCAGCCTTTGGTGAGTCGTACCAACCATTTGGTATTTCATCAGGGTGGAACAACTTGTTAATAATTTTGCCTTCAACTAATTGATACATGCACCACGGGTCTTTATGGGCATTTTCTTTTATTTCATTACCACATGATTCGCATTTCATATTTTACCTTAAAAGCCCCCTTTCGAGGGCTTATAGCTTATGCAAACGGAGTTGCTAGCGTTCCTACACCATGCGTAGTGCCTGATATTCCCCAAGTAGTGGAACTCAGAGCGACAATATTCAGAGTAGTCCCGACCAATCGGCCAGTTACATCACTATCCAAATCACATGACACAGTAGAGGAGATTGTAGCTACAAAGCTATCTCCACCCTCTGCAACCGCAGTTGATACTGCAGCAACGCCACCACCGATAAAGGTAGTAGCGGCATCGGTGTCAATTGAGTACGCGTTACTTGTGCCTGCAACCGTGACCAGGAAAGAAAAGTGCATTCCGACAACCGGAGCAGGCAAGGTGTAAATTTGCCCCGCAGCATTATCAAAAAGACACAGCGAACCTGACTCTTCGGGTAGCAATACCCTAGCAGTAGTACCACCCGCTAGACCACTGATAACTTCCAAGTGCTGGCCTGGGGCCACACAGCCTTCAGGATTGTTTGTAGATATTTGGCGTAATGCCATGGTGATTCTCCTTTTAGTTGTTGGCTAATCGAACAGCTAGTTGAGGCCGGATTGCCTTGTAACCGTACAGCACATCGATACGGGTTGGGAAAGTATCGTTAGTGATATCGTAATCAGATACGATTCTCATGCTGATATTATCCATTACCTCCCTGGCTGCAAAGTCGACACCTGATGGCATGCGTAAATCAGCAGACACAAAAGTGAATGCATCTCGGGCATAAGCCAGTGAAATACCGTAAGCCGCCGCATTCCCGCCCACTTTGGTAAGTGCTTGGTTGTTAGCAGCGCCGTTGGTTACGTTCTGCTTAGCGCCACTCGCGATGATCTCAGGGGTAAAGGTGACAGTAGTCGCGCTCGCCGCAATCGCTGTAGTAACAGTGAACTGCTGAAGCTGGCCAGTATCGGCTTTAGACTCTGGGTGTACACGGTTAACCCCGGCGACAGTGAATACATCCCCTGCAACCATAGTTCCCGCACCTGTATCGATGGTCAGGCTAGTGCCTGTCTGAGCTGTAGCATTATCAGTTAGATAATCCCCAGTCCCGTCATCAGTACCGGAAGTGTGGTCAGGCATGAGAGTGTTTTCAAAGAAATCAAACCCTGCTGTGCGCCCTAAGCTGCCTTCACGATTCTGACTTGAGATATTGCCGCTAGGCTGGAATAATCCCTTAAGAGCATCAACCATATCCACATTGTCTTGTGTATTAAGGTTGCATTTAAGCCCTGTGGCACCAGAAAGGTTATCAACCAACTTCTTACGCCCTTCCAATACTTTGGCAAAGGTTGCAGAAGACCCAACATTGTTGGATTGGTTGTAAACCACCTTATACATGCTGAGAGCATCATTCTCAATGTTAGATGCCAGAACTGACATCATCGGCTCTAAGTATCGCGAGCCAAAGTCATCAATGCTCATAGTAAGGTCTCTCGATCCAAACTCAACATCAACACCTTTCTGAGTCGCAACAGTCAAAGTCTCGCTCGCTTCCGTCACGTCTTGTACTGCGATAGTAGCGCCGGTCCTAACCGTAAACTCATTGGGCTTGCGTATTTTTAACGACTCTCCGATCTTGGCCCCGTCATTAGCAAAGCTCGCATCGTATTGTCGATTAATGTTTCCTACAAAATTCAACTTTTGGTGCAGGATGCGAAGAGCTTCCCTGGTCACCGCCGTTGGGGTTAATGGTACATTAGCCATGATTGTTACCTATTTTCAAGTTGTTTGTACCTCCAAACTTGCCACTCGTCAGCCGTCATTTTGTCAGGGTCGACATCAACGGTCTCTGAATTGCCTAGAGGCGTTATAGGGTCAGGTGCATCGCTTACCACTTTTGGTTTGAGCGCTTCTACCTGGAACTCCAATTTAGTCAACTCGATAGCTTGTTGTATCGGATCTAATGAGAATATCTTTTCAGCAACATCTAAATTTGATCCCAAGTGATAGGCGACCTCTGGCCCTTTATCCATGTCAAATAGGCGCTCAGCCATATCAACAGACATAAATTGGTGTCCATATGCGACATCCTCAAAGTCCTCAAAATTAGCCCTCTTTGCATCTAAGTTAGAATCAAAAGTAGCTTTCTTTGTTTTAAGTTCCTGTTGTCGGTGGTCAGCCTTCGCTGCTTGGTCTCTCGTTTGATGCTCTGCCGTGATCCTGTCATAAGCTGCATTGCTCGCAGTGTCAGCCACAAATTTGGCATTCGCCTGCTGATATTCAGAATAATCAGTAAAATCATTCTCAATAGGGGCAACTAAGTCAGGCTCTTTAGGGGCAACTTCGCTTGATTCAAGGGTTTTAATCCTCGCTTCCAGCTCTGCCGTCCTTTGACGTTCCTCATAGTTCTTTCGAGTTAACTGGTTAATCCGCTCCTGTACCTTATTGACCTTTTTGGCCTCTGGCTCAGGGGTGGATTCACGGCCCTCTGTCGGTTCGTTTGGGGCTTCCGTTGTAGTTGATGACTCTACATTTTCATCATGGCTTGGAGCATTTTCAGACTGCTCCTGTACGTCTTCACTCATAGATACGATCTCTCGATTTTAACCTAGTCATCCCGGCTAGTAGGGGTTTTAACAAACTCTTCGTTTATTGCTTTGGCGAAATTACTGCGGAACTCGCCCATAGCTTGACGCATTTTAACGATGTGCTCTCTCAATGCTGCCCACTCTTTTTCAATGTGCGCCACAGGCTCCTCAATAACCCCGACCCTGTACACAGATTGGCCTTCCATCTTTATATCGAACACGTCGCCCACCCCAACCTCAGAAGGCAATGTAATTGCACCCCCGTTGTCCAAAGTAATCTCAAGGCTAGATATTTCCTGCTTTGTGCCTAGCCTTTCAGCAGCCTTTTTTAGCTGCCTATGAGCGTATTCTTGCGCTTCTTTTTGTTTAGGTCCCATAAGTTCGTCTCCACGATATTTTAACCCGCAAAGCCTGCGGTAGGCCTAACTAACCCTACTAACTCATTTAATGCTTGAGCCATTAGAGCTTGATTCTGTTGCGCAGCCGCTAATTCAGCCGCGTTAATTGCATTCTCAATCTCGTTCTGGTGTGCTGTGGTCATAGTTTCAACGGCGGTGGCTTGCTTGCTTGCCGTATCAGCTTCTATGTTAGATATTTTAGCCTGCTTTTCGCCCATTTCCAACTGTGCTGCCACTTGCTGTATTTGAAGTTGCTGCTGTTGTGCGGCAATTTGTGCTTGATCCTGCTCCTCATCGTCTGCAATACCAGGGGGGAGGAGCTTTTTAAGCCGCTCTGCCATCTCGTCAGCCCCTGGCCAATCCAGGTTTTTAGCAACCAAATCACCAGCCACTTGCAGTACTTGAGGGAATACCCGAGCAAGCTCAACCATAGAGCTTGCCGCCTCAATCCTCCGTGTTCGGTAAGATGGCCCAACACCTACTCTCACGTCATACTTGCCGCGAGTTAGATCATTCTGTATTTTCAGCCCATCCGGAGTAAGAATAGGTTTATTGATCTCTACAAACTGAGTCGAATCATCCTCGCCTCTAAGCCTGATTACGCGCTGTGTATCGTAATACTTGGGGATTAGCTCAATAACTACCCGACCTGTGTGCTGAATAGCCTGGGCTAAATTATCCATGTACAAAGATGTGCCAAGGTCAGCTTCCTGTTGCAGTGCAATAACTGCTCTACCACTGCGCTGGTCAGGCAATGCCCCAGTACTTGCTTCAAATACGCCGGTAGTTTGCTGGATATCCTGAGCACTGATACTTGCTTGCTGTAATAATCCTGACTGCATAACAGGCGGCGCCACACGCTGAGGAGGAGCTGCTTTACCATCTGGCTCATAAGGCAAATAAGGCAAATTATCTGTGTTAGCTCTATTCCAAAACTTCTTGTAATTCTTTATCTGATTAGCTGTTACTACCCAAGGAGCTTTAGGCTGCAATGCGATAGCTTCAGCCGCAGCGCTATTCCAGTAGTTATACATTCTTTGCGGATCTTTAGCCGCTCTTACAATACCTCGGTAATCCGTTTTTCCTTCGATGTTCTCTTCTTCGCCATAAACTGGGATCAAAGGAAAGCACTTACTTGGCCATTCTTTAGACTCTAATATCTCAAAAGCGGTCAGTTTGTACCACTTGATTACATCAACCTCGACTTCACGCTCTCGAACTGGGGTTATGCCTTGCGCTCGGTAAAGCTCAATGTCATCTTCTGTAATGTCCTCAGCCGTTACTACCACGCCATTACTGAGCTGGGTTAGCGTTCTCTTTTTCTTCTTTTTAACAAAGTATTCACCAATCCTGACTGAATCACTGTCATACCATCTAACTTGACCTTCGCCTATCCCTTGGTGAGGGATGCCGCTAGGGGCTGTATCTTTACCGTACTGCTCTTTAAATTTATCGTGAGAAATGGTTTCAGAAACGATGCAAAACCGTCCATCTTCTTTCTGCGGCATGATCGCATCAGGGTCAAAATATACCGTGAACGGGTTTTTAATGGGCATAATGGTGATATCTTGCTCAAAAATATCATCCGAGTTATGTACAGTGCCAACTCTCCATACCCCATAGCCGCACTTAACCTGAAATTTTGATGCGGTTATGTACGAATTACGTGCGTTAGAAGACTGCTCAATCTGCCTTACCAAGTCCTCTAGAACGTCAGCCGTGTCTCTATCTGCCCCATCATCAATGGGATCAATCTTGATTGAGGGCATGTTCTGTCGGATATTGCCCACTACTTTCCTGATTGACTGCCCAATATGGTCCAAAGTAAGCATAGGACGGTTTTTGCGCTCAGCCTTAACCTCTTCAGGCCACTGGTCAAGTGCAGCAAAACGAAGGTCATCAACCATATCCACGCGGTTTTTAGATTCGGCACTGAAAGCTAGATCAAAGTCAGCCATAAACTGTTTAATGATCTTCTCTTCTTCCTTCTTGCTAGGCTTCGTTTTTTTATCAGGCACTCATCCACCCCACGTCAGGTAAATCCATATCTATTTTACTTTTCTTCCCAACCGGCTCGGCAAAGGTTAACCCTAGTGCATCCCCAATATCAGGAGAGAATCCGTACTCTTTCTTAATCTTCTCTTTTTTCCATAGTACAACACGGTCGTGTGAATCTCGGTCATAAGGGCTGGCACATAGATCAGCCTGGATATCATCATCATCTGGCAATTGCACCTCTAAGTGCTCATCACGCAACCAAAGATTCATACTGCCCCACATTTCCCCTCGCCTATTAGTATATTTCTCATCATCCAATGGGGAGCTGCCAAACCATATTGCCTTAACTCTATCCTCATACCCCAATTCATGCAGCCTATCCACTAAATCAGCACCACCACCTGCATCGATAAACATCATGTCTGGCTTTTTATCTGCCAGTGGGCAGACCTCATCCAGTATCTTTTTGCACTTCGAGACAGCTTTTCCAAGAGTGTTCACCGCATCACCTACCCATGACTTGGAATCGTATGCTTTGCGCCCCTGGCGTTTAATTACGCTAAACCTATCACCCCCTCTTGAAGGATCAACTCCAACTATCAAAGGTCCATTGCCGTTAACTTCTGCCTTCCTAGCCTTAACAACCCATTGAGAGGTTATCAGCCCATCTTTGCCAGACATTTGAAAGGCTTCAGCCGCATTCATTGGGTACTCTTGCTTAAACGACCGCTCTCCATTCGTACCGTCAGCACTTAGCTCTACAATCTTCAACCTACGCCAGTACATTTGCTCTTGGGTTAGCCCGTACTGTTGCAGCAAGTCATGCTCTTCAGTTGTTGTTTTAAAATCATTTGGTAGAGTCTTTGTGTACTCTTCTTGCCAAAACCAAGGGATAAAAACTGGCATAAACTCGCCATCACCGCGCTCTGCGGCCTTCCACTGCTGGTGAAAGAAGTTTCCGACCCCATTAGCTGTGGACTCATATATTATTTCGGTGCCATCGGCATCAGGTATCGTTTGAAGTATTCCTTTGGCATGTTCAGCAGCATTGGGCCAAAACCCAACTTCAGATCCGTGGAAGTATTGATTAGTTTGGCTTCGCCCTACCGATTTATTGCCTGCCGTTCCTATTTGATAACCTGAGTCTAAAAGGCTGAACAGAAGCTCTTTTGCATTAGCTGAACTTGTAACCGGCTTAACAAACTTAGGTAAGTGCTCATGATAACGCTTAGCCATGTTAAATAGGTTTTGGCTCGCGTCATCCTCATGCGTTAATATGTAAGCTCTTACCCCTTTAGCGTGAGTAGTGCGCCACATAAACCGACCTTCAATGTAAGTGCTTGCGCCTTGTTGCCTGCCTTTTAATACGATAGCTCTTACTTTGCCGGTTTTCTCTCGCTGGCCTTCTAGTTTTTCATGCAGGAACGTTTGCGCTCTATTTAGTTCTAACCGTTGTAGCCCTTTATCTTTAGTTCTGATAAATAGGCAGTTTTTAGCATAGAAAGGGAAATCATCCTTTAATCGTGAACGTTTCTTTTTCTCTAAATCATTCATCTAGTGATGACAGCCATTGTTCATGCGTTTGGGTTGTTACTTGAGCTATTAAGTTTAGGTCGGACGGCTCTTTATCATCGGGCAGGAACTTGTTAATAATCTTTAATTTAGTATCAATAGCTTTAGATATCCGAGTAACCTCAATACTATCAAGGGGATTAGCTAAGTTTGTTAGTTGCGCTAACAGATCAACAACATGCTGCTCATGACCCTGAACGCTTAACAACTCCCTTAAAGAGTCTCTTCGCTCTTGCCTTAGCTTCTGCACTTGAGTTTGCCCAGTCTTAGGCATTACTTATTTGCCTCTTCCATTAATTGATTAACAGAGTCAATAAACAGGTTCTTTTTCATCCGTTCCCCTGCGTGACTCTGCATAACTTGTCGTACTGCTTTTTCTGCTTGTCTGCGTGTTAAGTGGTTTTGGTTGTAGAATTTCTTTACCACTGGTAGTGAGTATATATCACTCAGGTCTACTGGACCTACATCACTTACTTTAGCGCTATTAACTGGTGTCCAATCTGTAGCCAAGTCTGTGTTAAGAAAATTACTTAACCTCTTTAAATGCACATCTCTGTCGTGAGTGTCGATTGGCACTATGATCATTCTTTGATCTGACTCATAGGCTTTGTTAAACATATCCCATTTTTCTTGGAAGTTTTGATTACGTTGTCTTGACACCCAGGATGTGAATGAGTCGTACGGGTTTCTTATCGGGGCGACTATAAGGTCACCGGATAGCCTCCACCCTTCCCAGTGCCTAGCATGAACTTTGAACCCAGCATCCTCTAAGACGCCTTTTAGAAAGTATGTGCCAGTATGCGGTACTGAAAAGAGTTTAATCATTTTTGCTCTACCGGAAGGAATAGTGTTCGCTCTAAAGTCCTAGTTGAGGTCTCTGTTTTGATCTTAACCTCTGCATTAGTGCCATCTATTCCACTACTGACAAATATTGTCACCACGTTAGAGGCGACTGCGGATGAGTCTATGGTCACGTTGGTGCCGGTTACCGTTATGGTCGAAATGGTATCGGATTTAAAATAAGGTAGATAGTCCACCACCAGGTCAACAACGTCCGATGGGTCCAGCTCGCCGCACCCAATAATATCTCCACCGGGGGATACTTTGTAGTTAATCAACGCTAAATGCTCTGATAACGAATGTAGGTGTACTGGCGGAACCTGAGAGAGTTGGCCTAATGTAAGTCCCAGAGGGAACGCCTGTGATGTTCTTTTGTACTGTGGCTGTGTGCTCTGCATCTGTAATAGCAGTCCAGGTTGTCCCTTTGTCGTAAGACACGTCTATTTTTAGGGTGCCTGTTCCGCTTGAAATTAACACTGAATACTGTATTAGGCCACCTGTATGAAGCCAAGCCTCGCCGCTCTCGTCTGCTGTTAACGTCCAGAATCCCTGGTCTAGTGTTGCCATTTTAATCGCTCCATATTATGCAGTGTAGTTCGGGGCCACCGTTTGCTATATAGATGGATTCATAAAACCCTAATCCGCCGGTTTCCCATGTTATATCTGATATCTCTTTTATCCACGGGTTTCCTCTACCTAAATCGTGTGTTTGGGGTAATGCTACTAACCAATCATATGCATCATCATCTAAACGTTTTATTGATACTGTAGCGTTACCAACTCT